TTGGTTTCAACAGCGATTTGTTCCATGAATTTAAATGGTTGTTCAACATTAAACTCTTTTTTACAACCAAGTTTAACTAATAATCCGTCAACAACAAACTCCAAATATTGTTTCATTAAGTTTGAGTTCATACCGATTAATGATACAGGAAGTGATTCTGTAATAAATTCTTTTTCAATCTCAAGTGCGGAAAGTAGAATCTCTTTGATTCGTTTCTCACTTGGTCTATCTTGGATGTGATTATTTAATAGGTGAATTGCGAAATCACAGTGTAGGTTCTCATCTTTAAAGATAAGTGAGTTAGCGTTACACAAACCTTGCATAATACCTCTTGACTTCATCCAAAAGATTGAACAGAATGAACCTGAAAAGAAGATACCTTCAACCGCAGCGAAGGCAACTAATCTCTCTTGGAAAGATGCGTTTTCAATCCAATCCAAAGCCCACTTAGCTTTCTTCTGAACTGCGGGTAATCTGTCAATTGCGTTGAAACACTCATCTTTTTCTTGAGGATTCGATACGTAAGTATCAATCAACAAAGAATACATTAATGAGTGGATATTTTCCATCATTAATTGGAATCCGTAGAAGAACTTAGCCTCAGGATATTGTACTTCTTTAAGGAAGTTTTCCGCCAAGTTTTCATTCACAATACCATCTGATGCCGCGAAGAACGATAATACGTTCTTAATAAAATATCTTTCGTTATCTGATAGGTTTTCCCAATCTCTAATATCACCTGTTAAGTCAATTTCCTCAGCCGTCCAAAACGCTGCTTGGTGTTGTTTGTAATATTCCCAAATATCGTTGTACTCAATAGGGAAGATAACAAATCTGTTAGGATTTTCTTTTAATATGTTTTCCATAATCTTAATTATTATTTTCTTCTTTTTTAGTTTGTTCTTTTTGTTTTCTTCTGTCCATCAAATCTTTGATTCGTTGTCTGTTTCGTTCTTCTTGTTGTTCTTCAAGACCCAAGAATGTTACTGAACTTTCAGTATCAATCTCCAACATTCCGTTGTCGAACTTACAGTTTTCAAAAACAACCCCATCATCACCGATACGTGATTTAGTAATTGCTATTGTGGCCAACTTCATCTCTTTTTGTTGTAGTGACTTAGCCACAGAGATAATTACGTGACCAACTTGAGCCTTCTTAATAGAACCACCCATTTGGTCTGTTGTTACAACGTCAGATGAAATTGATTGACGGTTACCTTGAGTTGCAGTCCACCCAACGATATCCAATTCGTGACACATAGCTTCAAATGCTCTCATCACAGAACCTTCAGACTTCCACTCATCACCTAAGTTTCTATCAGGAACCACACAGTCGATGTAGTCCAATAGTACCATATCAATTTTAATACCGTCGGCAATCATTTTTCTGATTTGATTCTTGATTTGTAACATACTCATAGTATCTGATGGTAGTTTCTTCAAGATTAACTTGTTTGGCATCGTGGTTTTAATCTCGTGAACCTTAGCCATAACCTCATCTTTCTTCAAAGATAGTTCATCAGGATGAATTTTCGTCCATAATGTGAAATGTTTTCTTTGAATAATTTTTGGGTTATCCTCAAAAAAGATTTGTAATACATTGTAACCCAAGTTGAAAGCGTGGTTTGAAATTTTTGTTAGTAGTGTAGATTTACCTACACCTGTCGGTGCTAACACAACACCGATTTCCCCTTTTGCTAATCCACCTTTTAAAAGTCTATCAATACCAGGGATACCCATAGGGATTGGGTGACGATAGTCTTCGTTTAACACCTCATCCAAATTAGCAAATACATCAGACTGTCCGTCTTCTCGTTGTCCGACTTGGAGAGCGTTTCTCACAAGTTGTTCAACCTTATCGTAATTCTCAAATTCACCACCGTCGATGATTTTTTGAGCTTTGTTCATCACTTTTTGTAGTTCTTGTTGTTTACAGAACTTAAGTGCTTTCTCTTGAACGAATAGTCCTCCTTCAACATTAACATCTTTTATCTTCTTAATCGTATCAATAACAATTTTTGATGCTAATTCTTGTTGTAATTCTGATTTTGTAATTTGTTCTAAGGTATCAAACGTAGGTGTATGCTCGTACTTTACATAGTACTCCTTCACCATTTGAACGATGAGTTTGAAGTACTTGCTCTCGAAGTAATTTACCTCAAGAACATCAATAATTGTTCTTGCAAACTCCTTATCAATGATAAGTTGGTTTAATAGTTGTAGCTGAAATCCGCTACCCAAATATTCAAAATTTTTGTTTGACGCCATAGTGTTTCTCTGTTAGTGTAAAGATAAATATTAGACAGTTAGAGGAACACCCATATATTCCAATGTTAAATTTTTAGATGAAAAAATGTCAGTCAAAGACATTAGTAAATTTTTTAGGTGTGGGCGTACGTCCACGGTATATCTTACCTTCGGAGGGTATACTTTAGCGTTAAACTGACGGTGACAAATTGTCATGTCTCCTTGCTTCACAAAGATGTTAATATGTTCAGGACCGTCCGTATAAGATGTTTCTAACATAGTTGGGTTTGTCATGATTTCATCCATATTGTCCATCATATAGACCACAGTTTTCATCTTAAGTTGATACTCAATGTCGTTTGAGAATTGTCTAATTAAATGATACAAGTCCATCGAACTTTTTGCTTTAGGGTTGAAATCCCTAACGTTAAAAAATCGTTGAACAATAATGTTGTCATTGACCATCATCAAAAACTCAAGTTTCGTTGCTTCGTTTTGCTCTTTCATAATTATTTTTTTTTATTTTACTTGTTTGAATTTACGTTTTTCTTTTCTTGTTAGTTTTAAAAAGGGTTTTAAAAAATATACCCAAGCGTCGTCTCCTTTTGGTAGATATTTAAAGAACCCATCTTCCATCATCATTTTGATTAGGTTCTTGTATCCTCTACCGTCAGGGTCAAGACTCTCACGGTAATAAAGTTCCACTAATTCCTTAGCGTCATCTGTAATAAGGGGGTTTGACAAATCGACAATCTTTTCATTGATTGTATAAAATTCTTCTCCGAATATACCACTTTTAGTTTTTCCACTTAATAGGTTTTGTAATACTTTGTTTTCCTTGTCTTCTTTCAAAAGGCTTTCCGCCTTAGTCAAAATATCGGTGACACTTACTGTTTCGTCAAGTACCTCAGGGAATAATTTCACAAATGTTTTCTCCCCCAAGAAGTAGATACCATCGATATTATCTGACTTATCACCCATTAAAACCTTACAGGTCTTGATGTTATCGTGTGGAACTTCAATGTCGTGTAATTTGATGTTATCCCCCTTCTTATAGAATCTTTTTGAATTTGGTGAATAGATTGACACCTTATCTGAAATAAGTTGTGTCAAATCTTTATCACCTGAAAAAATTGTTTTGTGTTCGTTCTCAGAAATTTGACAGTAATAAGCGATGAGGTCATCAGCTTCATTATTGTCAATGAGAACTTGTCTTACGAACATCTCTTCGAGGTATTGTTTTACCCTCTCCTTCTGTTCTTGAAATGAGTCCATTTTAAACTCATTCATGTCGTTTCTACGATGTTCTTTGTATTGGGGGTAGATAGTCTTTCTTGCGGAAGAATTACTATCACCATCCCAAAAAACTACGACCTTGTCGTAATTGTACTCTTCAATAAACCGTCTAATTGTGTTTATGAAGTGCCAAGTCCCTCCAATATGTTTTCCATTATGGAAGTAATCTCTTACACCATGAAACCCAATTTTAAAAAGATTGTTTCCGTCAATTATTAACGTTTTAATCACTACAGTTTATTTAATGGTTCTACTTACTCTTTTTCTTCTTTCAAATCAAAATCACCTTCGGTACCGATAATCTCTTTCCAATAGTCAGCATACTCTTTCTTGTACGCTTCAATTGACGCTTTCTCTTCAGAAGCCTCTTTACCCGCAATGAATCCGTGAGGTGTTACGATAATCTTACCGTCTTCATAACCAAGTCCATTGATGTGGTTTTTCAATACCGACACTTTGGTTCTTGATGCGAACTTAACGGTTCTTTTGTCTTTGGTTGCGGTAATCTTAGTTGTACCAGCGCCTTTTTGGTTTCCAAATAGGAATACCAATGATGAGTTCAACCAAATTGCTTCACCACCCTTAGCTTTGATTTTTGGTTGACCGAATGGGTTATCAGGTAATTCAACCCAAGGTTGGTTAACGATAACCAAAGTGTTTTCGTATTTAGAGTCCGCCTTACGTGAACCTGAAATACGTTGGTTGATACCCATACCGATTTTGTCCGCCAATGTTGATGCGTTGTGTTGTTTACCACCCTTACCTTCGTAAGTCATCTTACAAGGAACAGAACCAACTGAATCCCATAAGAATAATAAACTATAATCCAACTCACCTTTTTCTTGTGCATCTAACAAACTATTGATGTAGTCAGTAATTTGTTCGATGTAGTCAAAGTTGTTATTAAAGATGTAGAAACCATCCCAATCCAACTCACCTGTCGACTCATCAACAACTTCTTCACATTCAAAACCCATAAGTTTCGCGTGTTCAAAAGACCATTTTTGTTCCGTGATGATAAACACAGGTAAAATACCTTTTTTCTGTGCATCCACAGCTGTTTTAACTAACGCTGTTGTCTTACCAGTGTCTGAGTGTCCTAAGAACATATTCAAATGTCCGATAGCAGGTCCAGGTAAACCAACGGCATCCAAAAACTCCTCACCCAAGTCAAAGAATCGTTGGGGTTTGTACTTCGCTGAAGTAGAGAACTTCTTCTTCAACGTACTAAAATCATTTTTCTTAATTGCCATTGTCTATGTATAATATTGTTATTACCTAAAAATAAGAAAGCATGGACACATTGTCTATGATAGTGTCCATGCTTTTATAATTAAATTTAGAATGGTAAATCTTCGTCAACTTCTGCGTTAGCTTGTGGGTCAACGTAAGTTTCGTCACCACCTAACATAATTTCACCCGAAGTAGAGTTTCCGTAAACGTAACCACCCTTTTCAGAATCCCAACGTGGAGTTTCTCCGCGAGCAATTGCTTCAAGATACTCAACAGGTTTCTTAGAGTATACGTCTTCCCAAGTCAACTCATCTTTAATCCAAGAGTCGGCAAGTTCTTTATCTTCGTGTACAGGAGCTGGGTCATCATACATAATAGTCTGAATAACAGTGTAGGTAGCACCTTTAGGTGTCTTAGCCTTAGTCAACTCAAGGATAATGTCACGACCTTTATCAGGGTCGGTAATATCACCTTTAGCTCTCCAAATAGGAATGATTTTGTCGAGGATACCCTCATTTTTGTAGTTGTGTTTGAAACGCCAGAATTTCACACCTTCATCCTCCGCATCACGGTCGATTACTTTAACGATGTAAAATTTACGAGAAAGGTATTGTTTAGCAAGTTCTTTGTCAGAATCTTTACCTGTTGAACGTAGTTCTTCATAAACCTCGTTCAATGGTGAACGCTCGTTGTCGTTCTTTCCTGGGTCATAAAACTTTTGCCATTTACCGTCCACTTGAATCTCGTGGTACCAAACTTCTTTGAATGGTGATGAACCATCTGGGGTTGGAAGAATTCTCAACCTTCTTTGTCCCTGTTTTTCGGTGTCCTTAAGGATTGCCGCAAAGTATTTCTTCATTCTCTCGTCTTGGGACATCTTTGAGGATGAGTTAGAACTACCTTGTTTTGATTGTTCGTACTGTGCAAGTACTGCGTCTAATGAATTTGTCGCCATAATATATAGATTTTAAATTGTTTACTAAAGTATAAGTGTCAGCCGTGTGTTTGTCAAATCTAAAAACGGTCCGAAGACCGTTTTATTTATCTAACATTAATAATTTTGTCGTCATCAGGTCTTTCGTCACCAAAATTTCTAAATGATTTTTTGATGTCCGAGTTTGAGTAGTCTTCAACTTCATTCTGAGTTAAAACATACTCATTTTTTCCTGTTTTTTCCATCTCTTCTTCTTTATCTTGGAAGAAATCTGAAAGTTTTTGGTTGTATGGTCCTGAATCTAATGTTCTTAGTTCAAGTTTTTCTTGAGGTGTCTTGGTTCTATACTTTTCAACCTTCATTTCAAGGTCGTTAAGTTTATTCATGATATTGTCCATATCACCAAGTCTAGATTCTAAATCGGTTAAGTGTTTAAATAAGTTGTCAAAATA